TTTCTCAGGCAGCAAAAAGAGGGGGGTAACGGACAGCAAAAAGGGGGGTAACGGACAGCAAAAGGGGGGGTAACGGACAGCAAAAGGGGGGGTAACGGACAGCAAGACTTTTTCAAAACCCGCTTGTAGAGCGGATTTCAGGGCACAAAAAAAGCCTAATATAACTAATATAACTAATATATTTAAGCAACGCACAAAAAAAATCAAAATTTTTTGTGCGTGCTATAATTAACATGAAACCACCCACGAGCGAAAAAGACCCACAAAAAGAAGAAAAGCTCAGGGCGGCAGAAATTCTCTTTTTTCAAGGGTATCTGACAGAGAACAGAGCTGACAGGCTGCACGCTCATAGAAGCCGCCACAAAGCCGCTGTAGGCCGAAAACGTTTCAAGCGGTAAGTTAATTCCAAAATAAAAGCGCGCCTCATACGGGCGCACAGACGAAAAGAGAGGGATATCATGAAGACGCCCGAAGTAATAGACAAAATTGAAAAGTCTCTGCCGCAGAAGCTGAGAATCTGCCGCTACTGCGGACAGGAAGCGCGGGAGTATGTAAGAGCGGACAGGAATTTCATAGGCGACAAAGGCTTTATAGCTACGGTGAAATGTACAGGCTGCGGAGCTTCGGTGTTTGCCTTCGGGAAAGATATCCGCTCGGCTCTGGTAATGGCTAAAAGCTATTGGGAGAAGGGTGTTTGTGACGCCTGAATTAAAACTTAAGGAAGTGAAAGTTATGCCGATAAAACCCGAAAGGCAGTACCGCAGTATGACAATGACGGTACAGCCGCAGAGTGAGAAGCTCATCGACTGCGAATGTTACGTTGAAGGCTACGCCGCCAACTTTGAACGGTATAAGCTTTATGATGACGGCGACAGCTCTGTCTATGAGCAGTTCAGAAAAGAGAACTTCGAGGGTGTTGATCTCTCGGATGTAATCATGCAGTATAACCATCAGGGTGAGGTTTTCGCCCGCTGTAAGAATGGCTCCCTTATTGTCAGGCTGGACGATAAGGGACTTTTTATTGCCGCTGATCTGGGTCAGACACAGAGAGGAAAAGAAGTTTATGAGATGATCTCAAAAGGGATGATCGACAAAATGTCGTGGAGCTTCATCCCTGAGGGGATGCACTTTGACAGCAAGACCAGGACGGTGACCTACAGCGGTATCAAAAAAATATTTGACGTGTCGGCGGTGTCTATCCCCGCAAACGATACGACAGATATACACGCCCGAAGCCTGATTGACGGAGAGATCAAAAAGGCTGCGCAGGAGTTGCGTCGGAGGGAAGTTATCAAACTGCAAATTAAAATCAAAACAGGAGGAATCCAATCATGAACAGACTGAAAGAAATCGAAGAGAGACTTTCTGCGATCGCGAAGGAAGCAGAAACAGATGGTGCGGATCTGGAAGCACTCAACAAAGAAGTGGATGAGCTGACACAGGAGCGCTCCGCAATTATTGCAAAAGAAGAGAGCAGAAAAAGCCTGCTCGGCAAAATTGCTGATGGCTCTGTGGGCACACCGGCAGCAATGCAGCCGCCCTCAGTCGGTGAAAGCGAAGAGCAGCGAAGAGCTGTTGACTTTGTGAACAGCAACAAGATGGTAATGGACGCACCTGCGATGCGTTCCGTGCTGCTCTCTGGTGGAACCCTTGCCACACCCACCAAAGTCAGCGGTATCAATGATCTGCCCGGCGGTGTTTCAAGCATCGTTGACATGGTAACTGTTGAGGATTGCACCGGCATGAGCGCCGACAAGGTTGCTCTTGTCACCGTTGACAGCTCCGCAAGCGCCAACACTGAGGGCAGTGCTGCAAGCACTTCCGAGCCGACATTTGCGTATGTTTCAATCACGCCCAGCACCTACAGTCTTGTGAGCTATGTTTCTAACGAGATCAAAAGACAGTCACCCCTCAACTACACCGAGAAGGTGAGAGCATCTGCTGTCAAGGCTCTCAGACGTAAGGCAGCAAGCGTTATCACTACAGCCGCTCTTGCAAGCACCTACGGCGATGAAATTATTGCAAGCCAGATTACCGCTACGACCCTGCGTACCATCGCTCTGACCTACGGCGCAGACGATGAAGTTGCCGGTAATGCTGTTCTCTTCCTGAACAAAGCTGACCTGATTGCTTTCGGCGATGTTAGAGGCACCAACGAAAAGAAGGCAGTCTATGAGATCACGCCCGACACCAACAATCCGAATACCGGTATTATCAAGGACGGCGGTCTGAGTGTGAAGTACTGTATCAACCCCAACTGCTACGCTCTGACCGGCGGCACAAATACCAGCACCACCGCCACAAAGCCCACCATGTTCTACGGCAATCCGAAAGCCATCAAGCTTGACCTCTTCGGCGCTATGGAGATTAAGGCAAGCGAAGACTACAAGTTTGCTGAGGATCTTCTCGCTGTTCTCGGTAAGGCCTCATTCGGGTCTGACCTTGTTGTTAAGGGTGGCATTATCAAGGTCTCTATCGCAAAAGCAACCTGATCAAGATAAAAGGAGCGGAGAGATATGCTGGAAACAATCAAAAATGCTCTGCACCTTACGGACAGCGACATGGATGATGAACTGACGGCAGACATATCCTCCGCTTTGGAGGATATGCGTCGAGTGGGTGTTACTGCTGCCGTCAGCGAAACAGAGAACCCGCTTGTTATAAAGTGTGTAGAGCTTTATGTGAAGTGGCAGCAAAGCTACTTAGGCGAACCGGAACGCTTTCAGAAGCACTATGAGCGTCTGCGCGACAGTTTGAGCATGGGGAGTGACTACAATGCCGAGAACTGAATTTAACCAGAAGGTCACACTGTTGAAACGTACACAAGGCTACGGCAGGAACGGTCAGGCAGTTACCGCAGAGAAAACCGTCTGGGGAGCTGTTGAAGATACAAGCCTGAGCTTTAAAACGAGTGCGGAGCAGTCCGGATTAAAGCCGTCGCTGTTCGTACATCTTTGGCGCAGGGAGTACGAAAAAGACAGCTTTAACTACTGCCTTGTTGACGGGAAGGAATATCGTATCATCATGGCGGGTAAGAGCTACAATGAGCAATTTGTGAAGCTGATGCTGGAGCGAGGTTAGAACTATGGCTGATAATCTTTTTAACTACAGCACCGATGCACCCGACCTCGAAGAATTCATCCGCGAGCTTGACCTTTTCGACGAAAACGTCAACAAAGCCCTGCGGACTGCAATGCACGAATCCGGAAATATGATCTGCCTTGCCCAGAGAAGGCTTGTAAAGTCTCAGCGCCTTGCTGCAGCGATCTCCACAAGTGATGTATATACCACAAAGGACGGTGCGCTGGCAATCACCAGCGGTTATCAGTCTTCGGCATTTAAGTCTGATAGTGACGGCTTTAATCCCGGCTTGGTCGGAAAAATAACCGAATTCGGGCGCCCGGGCAAGAGCGCTCAGCATTCTGCTAAGACTATGAAGCAGGTGCGAAAAAGAATCCCGAATAAGCAAACTGCCAGCCGCAAAGACTGGCAGCCTGCCGTTCCGACAGAAGTCGAAATCGAAAAAGGCACTATACAGCCATATCCTCACATCCGGCGAGGATTTGACGCTGTCAAAGATCGAGCTGCACAGGTGCTTATTGACGCGTATAACGCCGAAATTGATAAGTTAGGAGGCGGTAATCAGTGAGCATATTTGAACTGATCGACGGGCTGTTGACGACGCTGGACGTTCCGTACTATGAGGGGCAGCCTGAGTTTGAAGCTGAGCCGCCTCCTGCCTTCATTAGCTACAACGTCTATGACGTACCTACTTTTTTCGGGTGCGGAAAAGAACTGTACACAACCTACTATGTGACCCTGAGCATTTATACCACCGGCACAGATAAAGCGGCCGTCGCTGATAACCTGAGCGTAGCGCTGACAGCGCTGTTTACAGAAAACGGATTTATCAGGCAGTCCGGAAACTACGGATTGTCTGATGACTTCCCAAAATATTATCACAGGATCATTGAATTTAATTACAGTCGAGAACTGTAAAAATAACAAGAAAGAAGGAATCACTCTATGGCAATTACACCATCAACTCAGGGTCAGACCCTGGGTGCAAGAACCCCTATCAACGTAAAGCGCCTCGCCATGTGGAAGATCACAGAGGGGACTTCCTCCGATACTTACGGCAGTGTGCTGGACTTCGATAAGCGATTTATGTCCTATACTGATAATGTCACTGTCGCTACTGCACAGCTTTATGGATGTGGCGAGCTGATGGATAGCGTCTCGAAGCCTACTCAGGGACAGCTTGTGCTGAACATCCATGCGCTGCAGGCTTCTGAGCGGTCCGCAATTCTGGGTGAGACAGTATCTACTGATACAGCTACCCTTACCGGTAACGAGGTCGCACCCTTCATGGTCGTTGCACTGGCCGAGGAGCTGCCGAACGGCCATCTGAACCTGTATAAGTATTACAAGACGCAGTTTGCCCCCGGTCAGGTAGGTGCACAGCAAACTGACAGCGGCGTTACCTTCTCCACCACATCCATCACCGGCACTTACATCAAAAACGGCAGAGTTGGCAAGATGAGAGACATCAAGTTTGATGTCGATCCCACCACCGACGACGGCAGCGCCGCCATCGAGGCATGGTTCACAACGGCAGTGCCTACCTGATGAGGTAGAGAAATGCTGAAAGATCTGATTAAAAAACACAGTATTATACACATAGCAGGCAGGGAGTATCGAGTACGGTACTCCCTTAATGCTTTATTGTGCCTTGAAATGCTGTATAAGCCACTTGACGATATCCTCAAAACGCCCTTCCCTCAGTGGTCGGTTGAGGATGTTGTTCAGCTCGCTCACGCCGCTATGTGCTGCCTACCTAAAAACTTCAAGGCGGTAAATCGTCGCGATTTTGAAAACATCCGTCCGACAGTCGCTGAACTTGGCGAGCTGATAAGCATAGAGGACCTTCCGGTTCTGCGGGTAGAGTTGATTGCGGCCATCATCGATTCCATGCCGCAGAACGTCAACCAAGAGGCGGACCCGAACGCCGTAGAGTACGCCATGAATGAGGGCCATCAGCGCGCTATGTATGTAGACGTCATGCATCGTCCCGAAGGCGAGTACTGGTCGAGTACCAACAAGGAAATTACCGAGCGTATCGACTACTACCTTGAGGCGAGCGGACAAAAGGAAGCGCCCATTAAGGTACGGCGCTACGGCGAGGCAAGGCAGGGCGAAGAATCCATTTAAGGCGAGGTGAGAAAAATGTCGAGTGGAAGAAGCTATACCACAACCTTTAAGACAAAAGCCGAAACTAAAGGTATATCCGAAATGCAGGGGAAGCTCCGTGATCTGCAAAAGTCACTGAGTGAAACAAAACGAGAAGAAAAAGAGCTATCAAAAGAAGTCACCACCGCCGAAAAAGAAATTGCGAAGATCAACAAGCAGATCGCAAAAACCGGCGAGGCGACAGAGGAGCAGAAAAAAGACCTGGAACGTCTCAGCAAGACAGTGAAGGACGGCAAGGACGCCCTGGAAGCGCTGAAGCTTAAGGAATCCCAGCTCCAGTCACAGATCAACGACACCAACAAGAAGATCGAAGAAGAGCGTGCCGCCCTTGAAAAGCTGAAAACCAGCATGGCCGACACCAAGAAGTACAGCACGGAGCTGGTCAAGGAGTTTGGTGCGCTCGGAGCCGCCGCGACGGCAGCAGTGGCCGGGCTGTTCGCTTTTACTCGCGATTCCGCTCAGTGGGCGGATCAACTGAATACCCTGTCTACAACAACGGGGATCAGTACAACCGAGCTTCAAAAATTCGCTTATGCCTCCGACCTGATAGATGTTTCGGTCGAAACCATGACCGGGTCGCTCACGAAATTGACGCGGAATATGCAGTCAGCGAGCGAAAACGGCACGTCCGCAGCGGCAAAAGCTTTTCAGGAGCTCGGAATCAGTGTCACAGACGCTTCCGGACAGCTCCGAGACCGACAGCAGGTTTTCTATGAGATTATCGATGCGCTGGGCAGGATCGAGAACGTCACGGAACGCGACGCGGTATCCATGAACATTTTCGGCAGATCTGCGCAGGAGCTTAACCCGCTCATTCTTGGCGGCGCTCAGACCTTGAAGCAGCTTGGCGATGAGGCAGAGCGTGCCGGACTGATTCTTGACCAGACTACGCTTAACGGCCTGAATGAATTCAACGATAAGATTGACCTCCTGAAAGCCAAAGGCACACAGATCAAAAACCTTGCCGCCAGTGAGACGACGCCGGCGCTTGAAGGCCTGCTGGAAGTCGGAGACGAGCTTCTCAACGAGATCAAAGAAATGGCAAAATCCGGCGAGCTCAAAAAGATTGCAAAGGATGCGGGTAAGATTATCAAGGACGG